GCGTGATCAAGAAAACGAAAAATTAAATCAACCTGGGAACCATGCTTTTCTTCGAACGCCAGCGGATCCGCATGAAGCTCGTTGTGATGCTCCCGACACAGCGGTAGCGTGAAAATATCGTGGGATTTTGTTCCCATTCCACCCTGACCATGACCAATCAGATGATGAGGATCGTCCGCTGGCTTACCACAACACGCACACGGCTGTGTCTTTACCCAGCGTGTGTATTTCTCATTTACCCAGCGGCGACGTTTAGGTCGTTTCATGAAGGATTCCGGAGACTCCGGATCAACGGCAATGCTGACCACCGTCTTTTCCTGTGGTGGGTTCTGTTGCTGGTGGGTGTGAGGCGGTAGCGCAATATTTTTTGTGCGCTGCTTCAGTATGCTGGTGGCGGTCTGTTCTCCCGGTATGATGTCGCTTTCACGGTATACGGAGCGGATTTTTTCCGCCGGTAATCCCAGAGAACGACGCGCTACTGCCTCAGGTAGTGCATCCACCACCTGATTGCAGGCCGCCCACCAGGATAATTCGGCCAGCGATAACTCCCTCTCCTGCGTGCCGCTTATTGCGTGACGGATGACGTCAATCATCCAGGCAACCAGATTCTGCTGAGCAAGTTGATCGAGTGATTCTGATGTCTGGTCGCGCAGCTGGTTGTCACAGTGCCAGCACAACACCATCGCGCCGGTACCGTAACGGTGAATGACTGTTTCGCTGTGATGATAATCGCCGTGTGGCCACTGGCAGGATTTCACGTGACGTAATAACCAGTCAGACAGTGCACCTGCACCACCTGCTGCACGAATTACCCGCTCATCGCTGAAAAATGGTAGTAATGTTTTATCCTCAGCCAACGGCTGGCTAACGGCTGCAACGACGCCGGACGGAAGACTGCGCATGTTTTTGGGTTCCGGTTCCACCAATATTCTGCCGTTATGGAATACTGACATTGATTCACGGCCTGGCTTAACGATAACCAGACTGAGTTCCGGTACCAGAACAGGTCGAAGTAATACCCGCACGTTACCTCCAGATGCGTTGCTGATATGTGCGGGACGGACGCGGCGGGCGTTCGGAATAAGGGAGCCTGACGGAAATTATCCAGTGTCGGAAGTCAGGACTGAGGCCTTTCTGAAACTGGTATCCACGTCTGCGGTAATTCTGAATCAGCCACTCGGCCTGTTCTTCAGTGCATTGGTCATGCTGGTACCAGTCATATTTGAATGCGTGAGAGCGCCGTCCGTGTCTGCTGGCAGGGTCGGCATCAGAATTGTGGTGTTTGGTATTGTGCGCCATCGGTTGTCTCTGCTGGCGCAGCAGGTGCCAGTTGTTCAGGCTGGCGTGTGGATTGTAAACCAGAATGCCAGGAAAAAACAAAACCCGCGAAGCGGGTTAGTAAAAATGTACTGAAGTCAATGACGTGCCATCACAGTTAAAATATGACAGACTCTATTTACGTAGAGATGTCAGACTGCAAGATCCAAGGGAAGATCAGAAATATCCTTTAATCTTTTACCATTAACCATCACGGAAAGCATGTCAGCTGCATCGCTGAGCCCCAGTATTTCAACTGCTGATATAAGTTCATAAAGCGCAAAATGATACACGCAATCTATATCACCAGTACCAAGAGCAATAGACGCCAGACGACTTGGAGTAGGCTCAGCAGTAACAACCATTACATGAGGGAGATTTCCCTTACGGTTGCGAATAAGATTTAATGCCTCAGAACGAGCATTCTGGGCCCGGTCGCTTCTTATTGTCCATTTGCAGGAAATACTTGCGTGTAATATTGGTTTCCCACCATTCGAACTCCTGAGAGCTGACATGCGGGTAACAGAATCATCCACCAGTAATTCAGGACTGTTGATAACTTGATCACATTCAGGTTCTCTTTCAACAATAATATCTGGTGAAATCGTATAATCACTCCCCAGTGCAGCAGCTAGCTGAGGATTACTTTTTGCAGCACTATCCAATGCTATAAGATGGGCATATTGTTCATATTTAGCTATCTCTAATCTGTTTCTACCAGAAACCTGATGTACATTCCATTTTCCAGGGCGTAAGTGGCTGAGTTTAAAAAAGGTTTTTTCTATAAACTCTGCGCAGATACTCTCAAACTGATTACCAGATGTTTGCCCTGCAACACGTTCACCAATCGTTTCAGCCTGCAAGAAGCGAGCAATTTCTCTTGCTATAGCTTTACTGTTTTTGTTACTGCTATCTGCGTTACTAACAACTCCGGCAGTATTAATTGTGAGCGTATTCAGTAACAATTGGGCATGAAACTCCTTTCTGGCTTCAGCAAAACCAACTATGCTGTCAACCAAATCTCCATTCATTTCTGGATTTCCTTCAGGCTGCTTGACTATTCTTACTGATGTTATTCTTATACCGTCCCTGCAAAACTCCATACACATATTGTGCGATTTTTGCCGCAAATAGCGGTGGAACAGCATTCCCGATCTGCTTTGCAATCTCAGTTTTTGAACCGGTAAAAATGAAATTATCAGGAAAAGACATTAATCTCGCTGCCTCACGATGAGTTATTGGCCGATCCTCTTCCGGATGTAAATATCGCCCTTTCTCCGGTTTGAAAAACTCAGTACGAATCGTTACTGAAGGTCTGTCCCACCACAGACGTCCAAACAAATCGGTCCCTCCAGATTTCTTTTTTAGCCAGCACGCCGGGGTTATATCAGGTCTTTTTTTCTGTAAATCGAAACGGTTACCTCCTGGTGGAACCGCTTTATATCGCTCCAGAGAAACAGGTGTGGGATTACGCCCAAAATGTAAGTTCAGCGGAGGAAGTTCATTACGAATATCAGTTCCAACAGGAGCAGGTAAGTCACCAATTGCATCACGCGTACAGACCCATTCAGGCAAAGCGACATCCTTATCAGGGGAACGATGCGTTGGTGCTGGCGGGAACGCCGGAATACTATGCACATCGAAGAGTTCTCGTTTGATACCGATTGCTATCGTTCGTTTTCTTGTCTGAGGTACTCCATAGTCAGCAGTATTCAACACCATTGGATTAAGCAGAATAAAGCCCATGGATTTCGCTCTAAACGTAATGTCCGCAAACTCATCGCTTATCAGCAATCCGGGGACATTTTCCATGACGAACATACAAGCCCTTGAACGCTCAATGACATCCATATAAGGCTCCCACAATGCTCTTCGGTGATCACCATAACGATTCTTATTCAATAAACTGAATCCCTGACACGGGGGGCCACCTATGACCACATCAGCCTCAGGAACAGTATTGCTGGATGCCCACTCCTCAATATTTGCCTGAACTCCATGCAAACCAAAATTGGCATTGTAGGTATTTATAGCTGCAGCATTATTATCAATAGCAAGGATACTTTCAAAGTAGTCAGACATCTCTCCATGAAGAAAACCATAAGATAATCCACCTGCCCCACAAAAGAGGTCTATCACTCTGAATTTATTTAATTCTTTCATCCGCATCCATATGCCTCAGATTAATGTTGAGCGTCTTACAGGACGCGTAATGTTAACTGGGGCTTTCTCTATCTGCCTTTTGGTGTTCATGCCTGAGGCAGACAGCCTCAGGCACCCGCAGCAATTCTACTTAACTCACGTCACCTCGCCAATATGAAATCAATCAGAAAGGTGATCCATAAAATCACTCCTTCTCTTCTTTTCCGTAGTGGAGTTGGCCAATTTTGATAAGAGGGCGTCCCTGAGATTTGCGGTGTAGATTGGTATCGCGCAGAGAATACACACAGCCACAATATTCCTGCTGATAGAATTTTTCGCGCTTGCTGATTTCAATCATACGGGACGAGCCGCCCTGCTTGCGCCAGTTATAATCCCAGTACACCATACCCGGATAATGCGCAACAGCTCGCCGCCCACACTCGTTAANCTGATCACACTGAAACCATTTTCAGCAGCGTACAACGCTGTCCGCTCAAAACGCATGTCAAAACACATGGTACAACGGATCCCCCTCTCAGGCTCCCATTCCATTCCTTTGGCACGTTCAAACCAGTTGTCGGTGTCGTAATCAGCATCGATAAACGGCACGCCGTGTTGTTCAGCAAAGCGAATATTTTCATCCTTACGAATTAAATACTCTTTCTGAGGATGAATGTTCGGGTTGTAGAAAAAGATGGTGTAGTCGATTCCCGAGGCCTGAAGCGCCTCCATCACTTCACCGGAACATGGAGCACAGCAAGAGTGCAGTAGTAGTTTGTTTGCCCCGTTTGGAAGCTCCAATTTAGGCCGTTTGAAATCAGCAATAGTCATAAATATTTTTATTGGGGTCATGAAAATAGCACAGAGTGTAGCATCAGAGCAGGGCTATCGGGAATATATGTCTAAATCTGGTAATATCTGGTTTTGACGCAAAGCGGACAACCACGCTGGCTCTACCCTGCGCCATGAAAATGTCAATTCACATCTGAACTAATGCTCTTTAATCTAGTAACGTCTAAAATACCTAACATTTCCTTGATAAAATGCCAGTACACGCTGCATAGCTTCGCTCTTCCGGCACTCGCGACAGATTATGTTCATACGCCTGTCGTAGCGGCGTATTTCTCCGTCGGGTAATGTCCAGATAAGGCCCGGATCAACCACAACAGGTTTCTTCACCTTTGCACTCGAGAGTTTTTTGCGGGCGTTTTGCCAGTCCTTACGAGCCTGTTCTGACGGGAACAACCCATAGCCAGAGTGATATACATCACCACTGGCAACCAGCTCTCTGGCAAGAACGCTCATCAGATATCTTGTCGCACCTGTCTTGGCTTCCAGTTGCCGTAACGTCTCGCGCCCACTCCGGCGTACTAGCTCAACAACCTGCCCTTTAATTTTTTCCCGCTCTTCTTGTGTAAATACTTTTTCCATAAGCGCCTTCGGCAATCACTTTTCCGATACAACACGGCGGGAAGAATCAGTAATCTGTCGAACAATATCCCGGTGCTTGTTCAGCTCCCGCAGCGCGGCGCAGACTCGCTCCCACTTCTGAACATCACTTTTCGCCCTGCGCAGCGCCAGGTTTGCCCTGCGAAGGGACGGAAAAATCAGCTCATCTGCTTGCGTTTCGGTAAACGATGGCAACGGCTGCACAATGTCCGCCACAGTTTCTGTTTTAATTTCTTCCTGTGTTGCGGCTTCCCGGACTGGTAACGCAGCACCTGCTGGCTGAGGAAAGGCCTTACCATCACTTTCCGTTACCAGCGCGGCTTTCGGCTCTGCTGGTAAATTATCGCCCGGCATGCAGTAACGAAATTTACCGTTCTGATTAACGCGTGCCAGCCGCCCCGTTGCGGTTACCACCGCCAGCGTGGAAGCAACCTTGCGAGTACTGACACCGAACTTACCCGCCAGTTCCTCACACGTTTTAGCCCCATCCTGACCGATAAACTCAATCATCATGTCTGCGGTAACTTTTTGTTCGACCTCCCTGGTCAGCATATCCTGTGCTTCAGATTTTACTGGCCGCTCCTCGGTTACCCGGGATTCACCTTCGCCAGCCAGAAACCAGGTGTGACCAGTTTTATCAACGACGCCATTTCTTTTGAGTTCCCACAGCTCGTTGACAGCCTCTTCACGAGTGATTCCAAGGCGAGCTGCCACCACATGTGAAGAGGCTTTTTTCAGTGCTTTCAGTGCGTCAGATACGGTTTCCATTAAAATTTCCTCCGGACAAAATTACTTCACAACCCTCATATTGCTGACATTTGGACGCCAGCTATCCCAGTTAAACGTCACCCATCGACCACCGTTCATGGTCATGCGGTCCATAATCCTCTCACCAAGAAGCGTACTCATTGCGGCATGATTCAGGTTTGTTAACATCCCGACACTGCACAGTGATGCTGTCCGGCGATCAATTATCTGGTGCAATACCACCTGCTCGTTTTTCGTCTCCCGCTGAACGCCTATTTCATCCAGGACCAGCAAATCAACCCCGCAAAGCTCCTGTAAAAATTTTTCCCCGGATTTGCCGTTGTCGTAGCTGTCATGCAACACGCTCATGACGTCAGACACGGTGACGATAATCACGCTGCGCCCCTTCACCATCAGCCGGTTGCCCATCGCCGCTGCAAGGTGATTTTTCCCGGTGCCGGTTTTACCGCTGAACACAAAATTCGTGCACCCGGTCATCAGTTCGTCAGCTATGGATTTGGCCTGGCTCAGCGCGTATTTTTGCCCGTCGTTCTGCACCTGATAATTTGCAAACGAGCATTTGCTGTGCAGAGGCTGGATGCCCGAACGATTCAGGATTTTTTCCACCCGCAACTGGCGATTCTGGCGGTTAATCTCCTCGCTGCGTTTTCGTCCTTCAGCAAGTTGCCATTCCCGCCACTCCTCCACCGTCCGGTACGGTGGAACCGACCCCTGTGGTGCAAGTCTGCGAATACGTTCAAGAACCCCAACTGCCGCAATGTTTTTCATGACACGTCACCCCCTGAATCCCGGCGGTATTTCAGTGTCCGGTTCAGAAATGTGATTCACGCAACGCTGCGCAGGCGAACGCCCCAGGCGGATAACCAGTTCATCCCATTTTTCCCGGAGTTTTGCCGGACTCATGATGTTTTTTACCCAGAACGAATCCCGCTGGAGACGCCCAAACATTTCACAAATTTGTCTGTGAGTTCTGCCATCCAGCATCCGCATTGTGCGAACGTCATTGGCCCATGCTGTCCAGTTGGGTTCTTTCGGTCTAGTGATCTCGCCATCATAGCTGGCCGCCTGCTCGTAAAGACTCACGATTCGTCCCCAGATCCACTGTGCGCACACCAAATCTTCCTGACTTCCCCACTGGCGTTTTTTCGCACTGAACACAACCGCGTCAGGGTGTCGGGTTAAAAAATCCTGTTCAGCCGTCTGCGGGTCCGGTTGCGAAGCGTCCGGACAAGAAGATCTTTTATCTGACGGTTCAGGTTTTAATACTGACGGATCGGGGTCAATCATCGCCCCCCTAATCGGCAGTTTTTTATCAACAGTTGATCCATCAAAATTTGACGGGTCAACCGTTGAGGGGTCAATATTTGACGGGTCAACTGTTAACGGGTCATTTTTTGCCGGGCTAATTTTTCTTTTCGGTTTATATGACTCACGCGCCGCCGCCGCAGCTGCTTCGAGTTTTTCCACATTAAGCCGATAGATATTGCTTACATTACGCCCACCGACCTTACGCTCTTCCTTCGTCAGCCAGCCCTCTTTCGCCAGTTCTGCAATAGCCGATTTCACTGTGGATTCACTTCTTGCACCGATCTGACGCCGGATAGTTTCAATGGCAGGCCATGACACACCCTCGTCATTGCTGTAGTCTGCAAGACGGGCCATAACCGCCACCCTGGATAAGATCATGCCGGTGAAGGCGCACCCTTCCCAGACAAGACCATGAAGCTTGCTGCTCATAAAACCCCCGAACACCGTGCTTTTAGTGCATCACCACAGCATTCCCTGCCGGGCCGCCGCGATTCATCTGGTCATACAAAACAACCGCTGACGCAACAAAATCGTCGACATCCTTCACCAGCCGATCCCGCCGTTCGACAATCTCCCGGTAATACTCAGAGCTGTGACTGCGCATACGGGCCACCAGCAGAGGCGGCATTGCCTTTTCGATCGCCGGTAACAGAGCCTGAATTTTTTCAACAGCATCAGGGGTGTCTTTATCCAGCCAACGGAAAATTTTCTGTGTATTACGGGCCAGGGCTTCCGGATGGCTGTCGTCGTACAGTTCAGGGAACGTCATCCCCAGTTCGAAATAAGTCCGGGCTATTTCAGCTGCAGGAACTTTCTCACCATCAGGGTATGCCCAAGCATTCATCGCCATGCGGATGTGCTCATGTTTGATTTTCATGAATCATTTGCCTCTTGATGCTTCGGGTATGATCGTTTTCGTCATTTGGTTGCTTCATCGACATATTCTGCGAATAACATGACGAGCGTCGTAAGTATGTCCAATCAACATCAGGACGAAGTTCTTCACACAGGACACCACCTTTTGTTGCTCGTTCAATCGCAGGACATCTCTCAGCAGGCAACTGACGTACACCTTTGATCCATTGATTTACGCTTGGAGGAGATACACCTAAAAGCCTAGCCATTGCTGATTGCCCACCGACAACAGCACAAGCTCGTTTGAATGAATAGTTATCTTTTTTCATCGAATGAACTCCAAAAAACACGCAACAATATTAGGCTTAGCCTAATGCAATTGTCAATAGGCTATACCTAACACATCGAGAGTAGGGATTGCCTAACGCGATGCGCATAGGAGACTATTAAGCAATGCTTAGTGGTAAAGACTTAGGCCGAGCGATAGAGCAGGCCATTAACAAAAAAATTGCATCAGGAGCCGTCAAATCAAAGGCGGAAATCGCACGTCATTTCAAAGTCCAACCACCATCAATCCATGACTGGATTAAGAAAGGTTCGATAAGTAAAGACAAACTTCCAGAACTATGGCGTTTCTTTTCTGATGTGGTTGGTCCAGAGCATTGGGGGCTTAACGAATACCCCATACCAACCCCATCCACTTCAGATACAAAAAGTGAACTTTTAGACATAAACAGCCTTTATCAAGCCGCCTCTGATGAAAAAAGAGCAATTGTGGCTTTCCTCTTATCTGGAAATGCTACGGAGCCTAGTTGGGTTGATCATGACGTTCGCGCCTACATTGCCGCAATGGAAATGAAGGTAGCTAACTATCTGAAAAATCAAGAATCAAAACGGAAAAGCCAGAACATCACCAAGACAGGAACTTAAACTTATATGGTCCGACGGGAAATTCCTAGTTCCCGTTAGTTAACTCCTACTACCTCTCCCACAAACCATCACCTATTAGGTCGCGCCCAGATTATTAGGCATAGCCTATTGACAAGTAATTAGGCATTTCCTATAGTTTTCCCATACCAACCCATCCCGTCCCACACAATACAGGGCAATACCTCGAGTTACCAGGCAGTGGTCAGGGGTTAAGTAGCCAGCCCGAGGCGTAAGAACATGACGGCAGGGTTCAACTTTAATAACTATGCAGCAGGTTTTTGTTCCGCTACCCCGGCGTTAAGGGGAAATGAGGTCAACATGGATACTATCGATCTTGGCAACAACGAATCTCTGGTGTACGGCGTGTTTCCCAACCAGGACGGTACGTTCACCGCGATGACGTATACCAAAAGCAAAACGTTTAAAACCGAAAATGGTGCCCGTCGCTGGCTGGAAAGAAACTCAGGTGAGTGATATGGATTTCGACACAATCATGGAAAAGGCTTACGAAGAATACTTCGAAGGCCTTGCCGAAGGCGAAGAAGCTCTCAGCTTCAGTGAGTTTAAACAGGCGCTTTCCAGCTCGGCAAAATCTAACGGCTGATAAGCGAAGCAGCACCGCGAGGAATCAGTATGCAGAAACGAGAACCCGTCATCATCTCGCCAGACTATACCGATGATGAACTTTATGAGTGGATGCGCCAGAAAATTAATGCAGCGCAGGATCTGAAATGGGCCAATGAAGCCAGGGCTAAGCAGGCTGAAAATCTGTCCGCTCTGGAGCAGGATATCACCAGGCTGGAAAAAGCAGCGGCATTAAGCATTGCCAGAATGATTACATACCCGCGTTAATAGCTAACCAACGAAGCTAAGGTTGGTAATTAAGGAGTTCTCCACGGGTGAGGTGGAGTGCGTGCGCCGGACACGGGTGAGCATCCGGCACTGACAGTTTACTGAAAGGATATTTCCATGAAAAGTCAGACCATAACGCGAAAGCGCACGGCGAGGTAGCTGGTTCATAGATAGCCTGTCGTTAAATTTTCGTCGACCGTGCGCTTCCGGTTGTGGCACTCCGCGAAATGGCGCGGCGGTAAGTATGGCGGGGTTATTCCTTCCCCGTTGAGGACACCGGGTTGTCAGGTTGACCATACGCTTAAGCGACAACCCCGCTGCAACGCCCTCTGTTATCAATTTTCTGGTGACGTTTGGCGGTATCAGTTTTACTCCGTGACTGCTCTGCCGCCGTTTTTAAAGTGAATTTTGTGATGCGGTGAATGCGGCTGAGCGCACGCGGAACAGTTAAAACCAAAAACAGTGTTATGGGTGGATTCTCTGTATCCGGCGTTAATTGTTAACTGGTTAACGTCACCTGGAGGCACCAGGCACCGCATCACAAAATTCATTGTTGAGGACGCGATAATGGAAACGTTATTACCAAACGTTAATACGTCTGAAGGTTGTTTTGAAATTGGTGTCANAACAAGAGAAAACACGAACGGGAGCTATTAAATAAAATATGCATTCTTTCAATGCTGGCCCGTTTACGTCCGATACAAAAAGGATGCTGGCAATGAATACAGCATTTGCACTTGTTCTGACAGTTTTTCTTGTTTCCGGAGAGCCAGTTGATATTGCAGTCAGTGTTCACAGGACAATGCAGGAGTGTGTGACTGCAGCAACCGAACAGAAAATTCCCGGTAACTGTTACCCGGTCGATAAAGTTATTCACCAGGATAATAACGAAATCCCGGCAGGTCTTTAAAACAGTTCCGTAATAAATATCCGGTTTCATTCTTATATGCCAGCAATGGCAGGGATTTGTTCACCCTTAAATCTGTAATGAGGTAAAACAAAATGAGTAAAGTCTTTATTTGCGCCGCCATTCCGGACGAACAGGCAATAAAGGAAGAAGGTGC